CGGGCTAGCAGTTCGCCAAAGGCTCTATTCAAATCTTTAGTCTTATAGTTTTTAGGCTTGACTAAGTTTTCTAAAACCTTTTCATTCTTGTTAATTTCAGCCAACATCTCTTCTGGAGTATTGGCATCGGTCAAGATAGGTCTAGAAAGCAATGCCTTCTCTACATCATCCCAGGTTTTAAGAACATCTCCTGGTAGCGGCTTCTTGCCAATAACTACATCACGGTCTAAGCCTTGAAACAACTTAGCAGAATAACTTCTAAGACCATTTATCATTCGGCGCTGACGTGTCTGTAAAGCAACAGACTCTTCACGCATAGTAAGAATATTATTCATCTTACCATTTGTTATGTAGTGCGTATTTTGACCAGTCTCAAGCCAACGGCGCCAGGTATCTAAGTCAGTTACTAGTACTTCTTCTCCGTCTTTTGCAACAGTGCTCTTAGCCAACAGCCCAAGAAACTCATCATTGTCATATTCTGGATGGTCTAATGCAATTTTTATGCGGGCTTGTCCTGCAACAACTGGACTTTTATTATCTAAAGCAGTGCGATAGGTATTTAAATCTTTAATAAATGATTCGTGTTTAGCATTCCACTGTGGGTCTACAAACAAATCATCAATACGTTGAATTTTTGCAGCAGCATTGGCAGCGTTTTGTAGTTCCTGCGCTGTTCTAGCAGACTTAGTAAGGGCAATACCACGGCTACCGCCAAATGTTACATACGTCAGTGGGTCTACGAAAGCCAATGCAGCAATATCTAGACCAGTAGAAGGGTCACCAAAGCCTTTGCTAAATAGATTTTCAGTAACAAACTCACCAAACTGATTACGCTTAACACCACGCATACCGCCAATACTTAGTACAGCAGAAGCAAATGTATCTCTAACTGTATCAGCAGTAGTTGGGTTCTCTCTATACGGAGCAAACTTGCCAGCCCAGTCAACAATCCTAGAGCCTAGGTTTATTTTGTTACGCTTGTATCTATCTGAAATCTCTTGGAATTCTGGAGTACCAAGCATACTAAAAGCATTTGCCATATCTTCATCAATGGCTCCATATTCACGGAATATCTCAAAGAAGTTTTTGCCATCTACTAAACCCCTAGCAAGAGTTCCAGTGGCAAGACCGTATTCAGCATCTAGTTTAGATATACCTTCTTGGTTCCACTTGTTATAGCCATTCCAGCCTTCAGACCAAAAACCTTTACTGGTTACTTTCTCAATGGCATCAGAACCGCGGAATGGTGATAGGGCTGAATCTTTTATTTTACTCTGTACATTAAGGGTATTTAATACAGCATTTTCTATAGCACCTACATAAGCAGTGCCAACTTTTTCTAAAGTACGTAGTGGGTTAGCAATTGCAGAACCTAGCCAGGATGCTTTAAGCACTTTCTTAATAGTGCTTTCATCAGGCTCTGCATACTCAGCCTCTGGGTTTAGGCGTATTAAAGCCTCTTGTAGTTCTGGACTAAGACGTGAAAAACTATCCTTAGCACTCTTAATATCTGGGTCAGTAGTCAAGAATGTATTTAGGTTAGTCAACTTGCTCATTCCGTCCCAATAAGCAGCCTCTTCTGGTGTAAAGCCACCAGCGTTTCTAACCTGAATAAACTCAGGTGAATTTTTTAAAGTATCTAAGTTAAGAGATACTGGAATAAAATCTTCTTTTCCAGCCATAGATTATTTATTCAATCTGTTATAAAGAAACTCGGCTATTCCAGTTGTATCTGTTTTAAGGGCTTTCTCTACTGTAGAGAGCATTGTTGTTGGTTGCGGAACTACAGCAGATAATCCAGGTCCTTCTCCCCAGTTAGAACCAAAAGAAATTGGTTGGTCTACATACTGAGTTGGCGCATTAAGTTCTACAATTTCTGGTAGTTCAGCAGGCATATCTTGGGCACCCATCATAGGTGCTCCAGATTGTTGATTCATATATCCGCCTTGACCATACTGAGTGTCTGGATAGTACATAGGAGCCTGAGTAGGATTGCCGTCTGTTCTGGCAGATAATGCACCAGGTCCAGAAACAGGCGCAGGATTATTTGGCTTACGGTATCCGCCTCTGTTATCGGGTTGCATCATTGACATTATTCGTCCTCATCTTCCTCAAAGTCATCCAACGGATTCTTAATTGGGTCTAAAGGGTCTACTATCCAATCAGGATAACTTGACCTATCCATAGCAAATGCCATTGCAGTACCTTCATCAAATCCTGCACGGACACAAGCATCATAAACTTCCTTAGCAGCAATAGCCCAGAAATCAATCTTTACTAGTACTGGTTCTTTGGTAGTTCTTTTACGCTTAGGTTGTGGCTTAGCCTTTTTGTTAACCTTTTTACGCGGTGGCATTGCTACCTCCGACTTGTTGTTCTAGCGCTAGCGTTGCCTCTACCACTAATACTTAAGTTAGAAAGTAACGTCTGTAAAGATGGTGGTGCTTCTTCAGGAGCGCCTCCTGCCAGCGCAGCGGGAGCAGGGGACGGTTGCTCAACCATAGGTGCACCAGCAGGAGGTAATTCTTCAGGAGCAAATATCTCCTCTACGGCATCTTCAATCTGAACGCCCCGCTGACGTGCCTTAATAACTTCTGCAACTTTACGAATTACATTGCTAGCATCCATACCATTACTTGCTAGTTGTGGAATGGTCTGTGTGTATTGCTGCAATGATGTAACTAACGCTGTGCGTAAATCTTCAATCTCAATTTTTTCTTGTTCTTGAGTTACGTTTACACCAAATGGTAATTCACGTTGTGCTAAATCTTTAGAAATAAGTTTGCCACCAAGAGCCTGAAGCATAAAGATAAGACCCTGTGCTGGGTTAAGACCTGCCAACATTCCATAACGAACATCGGCTGAATAGTCATTCTTAATATCTTTGCTTGGTAGATAATCAAGGCTGTATGGTGAACCAGCATCTACGCCACGAATAGTCTTTGAGAAATTGAAATACTTCTCATCAATCTCAAAACATAGACTAATAACATCTTTCAAAGCAGAAGCAAAGATAGCCTGAGCAGATTTGACTTGTGTATCAAAGCCACCCATAAGTGCTTGCACGCCTTGCCCTGTGATAATGCTGGCGTCAATATTTCCAGTACGTCCCTCTGGATAACGTGTTCCAGTACGTAGTTCCTGCTGGAGTATCTGTTGTTCAGTAAATGCTCCAGGCGGAATGTTAAGGTCTACACGACGTACACCTTGTGGTGATGCTGTGCGGATAACCGCATCGGGACCAATTGCTAGGTCGTTAACATCTTGAGGCACAACAATTGGCGCTTGGACTGACTTCTCTGCTGCTTCCATCGCAAGTAATGCGAACCTATTGCGAAGCAACTGAATACCGAGTACATCGTCAAACTGTCCACGCATTTCACCATCAAGTGATGGACGTTTTGCAATAACTACCATCATCTTGCTTAGTGGATTAAGTGCCTGGGAGAGGATAAGATTATTTCTGTTAGGTACGAATACTACAGATTGCTCTGAATCGTAATAACGGATAACTTCTAATTGAGCATTAAGGTCTTGTTTGTAACCTTCTTTGCCCAACAAAGCAATCTCATACTCAGGAAAGTTCGCTACTAATTCACCTAGCGGCATATAGTAACGTTTTGCAAAGGCTACGCACCGACCATAGCGGTCAAACTCTGGGTAAGCGCCCACTGGGTTTTCTATACGGATACGTGGTAACCCTGCTTCTTCATCCAGTTCTACTACGAACGGGACAAAACCGAATGTGAGGTACATATCTGCACCTGTGTACATCTGGACTTGTAAGTCCGAATGACCAAAATAATTATTAGCAATCCTAGTGCGTGTATCAGCAAACTTGCGAGCGCGGTCAGAACTTTGGTTCGCTGCCGAGCAGTTGACGGATGGAAGGGGTGCCATAACTTCTGACAAATCTCTTGCAACAATATCAATAAAATTTGCAACGACATTAGCGTCTACGCCTTCAGGAAAAAAATCTGGATATACAGATGCAATCTCACCTTTACGGACAGCAAGGACATCTTGTTGCCGTGCATCACGGCTAGCAGCACGATACTTAAGAGCATCAACACGTGCTGTAATTTGGTCTATAGATAACATTTCTTCCTTACTTTATTTGGTCAATTAATCCGCCACCACCAAAACCTAATACGCCGCCTAAAGCGCCGCCCTTAAGTACTGGAGGTCTGTATGAATCTGGTTTTACACCTTGTCCTACTTTAGAAGAAGTAGCCTTCTGTGCCCTACGTGCTTCTTCCTCAATAATCATATTAATTGCTTTACGTTCTTTAGGCGTTAATTGCTGGAAAGCCTTTTTGTATAAACGCTCAGCATATGCTTCTGCTTTAGGTGATGCTGCACTAACTGCTTTTAATTGTTCAGCAGGTGGTCTTACCATTGGATTAGTTGCACTTGCTTTGCTTTGTGCTTGCCAATCACGCATTGCTTCTGTTCTTAAACGTTCTGCTTCAGCAGCAGCCTTACGGTCTATAACAGCACGTGCTTCTGGACTTACACCAGTAATCTTTTCGTAACTACCCCTAGTGCTCTCACCAAATAAATTAGTTTGTCCACCTTTTAAATCAACCTTAATACCTAAATCACTTGCTATCTGCTTTACCTGTGCAGGGGAAAGATAAATAGTTTTACCTTGATACTTAACAGCACGGTAACCCGTAGACTCTAGTTGCTCACGGGTAGGTATTGCCTTTGATAAAACAGTTGGTTGATTAACTGGTGTTGACTTAGGAGATTTAGAAAGTTCTTTCCATAGCATCTCTTTAGCCTGATTAAAAGAAATACCACGGTCTTTAGAAATACGCTTAGCAATACTGTCTAGTTGCTTTGCGTTAAGTTCTTTGCCTTCTCGTTTAATCTGTAGCGGTGCTACTTTTTTCTGCCTAGCCTTTAACTCTTCAGCCTCAGCAGTTGTTAATTGTGGAAACTTAGTTACTTTACCTGCAGTACCAAATGGCGCTTTAGACATCTCACGTATAACTTCACGCACGTCTTTAGAAAGACGCGGAGTTACTTTCTTGGGAGTCTTAGCCATTGTTCCTATCCATACATATCCTGCCACTGGGCAGAAAATGCTTCATCTAGATTAATAGTCATTCTCTTATTTTGCTGCGCTCTTGTTGCCCAGCGATTATTCATATACCTTTGTGCTTGAGTGCTTTGTTGCATAAACTCACGGCAACGTAGTACTCCAAACCATAATGCCATTACACAGTCAGTCTTGCCTCTGGTATCAGGCTTCCACGTCATTAACTGTTGAACTAAAGCCTTAACCCCTTCAGAACCTTCAGTACTTGGGAGTTCAATAATGTTGTCTTTTTGGAATCTTCCGTTGAGGGTTGTTCCAAAGAGCGTAGACATTCCTGCGACTCCGAAGTTAGTGTCCCATTTGTTTTTGCCAGTGAAGTGAGCATTGAGGCGAACACCATAAGTTGCCAGCCATTGTTGTAAGTCTGAGTCAAGGGCGTATGCTTTTTGATGGGCATTGATTTCTACTCGTAACTCTTGTGGTCGGTATTTCTGAACAAACTCTTCTATTGCTTGTCTAATCTTCTGTGGCGTAGGTTCTGCCATATCTAGAACATCTAAAACATAAATTTTGTTATCGTGCCTGTTATATGTCATAGCAACAAAGGCAGCACGTCCAGCACCCATAGCAGGGTCAAATCCCACAACGGTATAACCTTCAATTTCAGTGGGGTGTCCTGCTGCGCCTGGTCTCAAAGGACCACGCTTTCTCATTCCATTTATGGACCCTTGAACAAGTTCAGCGGGAAAAATGGAATCTTCTGTTACATCTTCTTGCTGGTAAACCAGTGCCCAGGTAGAGGGGGTTACTTCTCCGCGTCTTCTGTAAAGCGCTCTTCCATCCCATTTAGGATAGAGTCCGTCAGCATCTGGCGCATCGTCATCGCCATCCCAAGGAACGTCACTTTTAGCCCAAAGCGTTTCCCAGTCTTCGGGTTTTTCAGCGTACTTAAGAACCGCAGGCATACCCATATAAGTGAAAGGAGACTTAC